TGACTCCGCTTACGGAGGTCAGGCTGGACTTCTTCGCGACGCTGCACTTAACTTGCAGGTTACTGGCGAGTGCTATCTAACTCAGGTTCCAGCACGAGTTGGTTCTGGCATTCCAGAGTCTTGGGACATTCGTTCGACTGACGAACTAAACACAGACGGCAAGGGTAACTATGTTATTTCTCCACGTCGAGAACTTCGCAGTGGTGGCAACGCAGCCAGCAAGCAAGGTGTAATCGTTCTACCAAAGGGTTCGTTCATCGGTCGCGTTTGGAAGGCACACCCACGTTACTCAGAAGAGGCTGACTCGTCGCTACGCGGTGTTCTAGACCTTTGTGCGGAACTACTCCTACTCAACCGCACATTCCGTGCTACAGCCCGCTCACGCCTCAACGCAGGTGCTCTATATCTGCCAGACGGATTGAGCGTAGCCGCCAACCCAGACCCAGCGTATCCATACGATGACGCAGACGGAATCTACTCTGAGCCAACCGCAGAAGAGGCTCAAGACGAGTTTGAAGACCAACTCATCGACGCGATGACCACTCCGATTAAGGACGAAGATTCTGCCTCGGCGGTTGTTCCTCTCATTATTCGTGGCCCTGCCGAACTGGGTGACAAAATCAAGCAGTTCAAGTTTGAGCGTTCGTTTGACCCTGCACTTGCAGAGCGTTCTGACCGCGTGCTTGAGCGAATCATGCAAGGTATCGACGTTCCTAAGGACATTGTTACTGGTCTAGCCAACGTTAAGTACTCGAACGCAGTTCAGATTGACGAGTCGCTTTACAAGGCTCACATTGAGCCACTCATGCTTCTGATTGCTGACGCTCTTACTGTTGTTTACTTACGTCCATACCTTCTTGCTAACGGATTCCAGCAGAGCGAAGTTGAGCGAATTGTTGTTTGGTTTGACCCAACCGCAGTTGCAACTCGCAACGACCGTGCTCAGGATGCTGACAGCGGTTTCGAGAAGATGGCGATTAGCCTTGAGACGTGGCGTAAGACTCACGGATTCTCTGAGGCAGAGGCTCCTTCTCCAACCGAGTTGGCTTTACGTTTGCTTGTTGAGAAGGGTGTAATCACGCCTGAACTTACTGAGGCGATGCTTAACGCTGTTGCCCCAGAAGTTATGGCTAAGGTTCGCCAGTTGGCTCAAGAGAACTCCGCTGCACCAGTTCCAGAAGGTGTAGAACAAATGCTTCAAGGTGGGCAACCGCCGATGGAGGGTACTCCTCCAGTAGAAGAACCTGCTGCCCCAGCACCAGAGGCTCCAGCCCCCGCTGAACCTGCCCCTGCTCCTGCCCCTGCACCCGCTGAACAGCCAGCCCCCGCCCAGCCCGCTGAACAGGGTGTACCTGCGTTAGCCGAACCAAAAATTAATATCTAGGAGATAAATTGAATCACGTAATTGAAATTAGCCAAGACGCTAAACCAGAGTTAGCAAAGTCTCTGCTGTGCTTGCTCTCGGACACGGTTGTGTTCAAGTTCTTGGCACATGGCTACCACTGGAACGTTCGCGGTGCTGAGTTCACTCAGTTTCACGAGTTCTTTGGCGAAATCTACGAAGACGCCGAAGGTGCAATTGACCCAATTGCCGAGAACCTACGCAAGTTGGGGTTTGACGCACCGTTCCTACTAGAAGACTTCCTAAGTCTTTCTTGCATTGAGACTCGCCCAGTTGGTTACGACCCAATTGCAATGTCTGCGTCCCTCTACGAAGCCAACGACAAGATTCTTGGCTATCTGATGGACGCCTTTGACTACGCAAATGCTTGTCGCGAGCAGGGAGTTGCAAACTTTTTAGCAGACCGAATTTCCATGCACCAGAAGTGGAAGTGGCAACTCGGTACAACAGTCGGTGCTGACTCGATTGTTGTTGCTCCAAACCTAATGTAAGGAAAGAAAATTGTCAGACCTAGAAAACGAACAGAACCCGATTAACTACATCCTTAATCAGCCTGTTCACGCAAAATCAATAAACGAAGAGCCGTCTCAGCGTGAGTTGACTATCAGCGAGACTATCGACGCTATTTTGGCTTCAGCCAATAAGGGCGTTGACGTTTCGCGACGCGTGATGAAGCGAACCGCTATGGAAGTTGTAGAGCGTTCTCTGTTTAGAACCTTGCACCTTTCCGACATCAACCACAGAGTTTTTATTGCTGTGCGAGAGTTGGAAGACTATGTAAACATGGCAATCAACGGTCACCAGCCAGTCGTTGCTAGTGCTCACACAGACCTCCTACCAATTGGACACCCGCTAAGCACCAACCCAGTTGAAGTTTCTGAAAGAACTCGACGAGTTGCTATTAGTAACTGGATGTCTGCCGACAAAAGAATAAGCGAAGAGTTTAAACCTCTAGTTGCATCAATCTGCCTAACCTCGCCGGGCAGTGTTGAATACAACTACTTGGCTACTCGCTTAGAGTCAGCAGCCCCACAGGATGTCCCTAAAGATGTGGTTGTAGCGATAACCGCTGCTATGAACCCGTTTGCTGGGGGGAACTCTTTTTTAGAACGCTCGGCGAGGGCTAAACTTCAACGTCGTGACCGCCTAGGTCGCTTTGCTTGGATGGGTGGAGGTGCTAGAGCCTTCATCCGAGACCTCAAAGGTTTTATTCGTTCAGTTCTCGGTCGCTTTGTAGGCTCCGACCCAAACAGCGATACGTTTGACGTTGAATTCATCGATGACCCAGTACTTGGCACTGGCGTCTATCGCATGAAGACAAGCAATGTTTCTGGTGTTAAGGCTTACCTACGTAACTTAGGTTCAAAACTTTTCCCCATTGGGAAGATGAAGTCTGCTACTTACGCCAACGACTATGCAATAAACCAAAACGAACTGGAAAAAATTGACGCACCTTATGGCTGGAAGGTAGACCAACTTGGTCAAGGTGTTCCATACGAAAAGCAGTTCTCGTCTAACGACGGCTATGTTTTACGTCAATACAAATCAACTGCCGACATTCCAAACTATGAAGAAGTAAGTGGTCAGGTTGAGGTTAAGGGTCTTGGCAAAAACGGAGAGATTGACCCTAAGTACCCTGTCTACGAACTTTTCACAGACCCTACTGGCTCTTCTGATGCAGAGAAGTTTGCTGGTGAAGGAAATAACTTTGTTGGTTACTACCAGAGTTGGGGCGATGTTCAGGCTGCCGCTCAGCGTGTAGACAAAAAGGCATACAAGAAGATTGATGCCAAAAAAGAAAAAAAGATGTGGGGAGACGTCCCAGAAGGTGACTACCCATCAGACAACTTTGAGCAAGTTTCGCCAGCAGACGACCAAACTCCGTTCTCGACTTATCGCACAAAGAACAACGCTAAGGGCGAGGGTGGCTACACCGTACGTCGCTTCCAACCAGAAAAACACGATGCTGTTAAGTCAGAGATGGAAAAGAACGTTGCTGACGGAGCCGAAGTTCGAGGCTTTACCAGTGGTACTAGCGACATTGATTACGAAGAACCAATCTTTGAAGTAACTCGCCAACCAGCACCTTGGGAGAAGAACGTTGAGCCAGAAGTTATTGGCTACGCTCAGGACTGGGAAGACGTTCAGGCTATGGCTGAGAACAGCGAACTTTCCACGCCTAGAGGCGAAAACCCAAGACGTTCGGCAGTAAAGAAGTTTAAGAAAGAGACAGGTTTAGAGCACGTTGACGACAAGAACGTTGTTCTGCCATCAGATTTCCTTGAAGATGAAAAAGGCAAACTTCACTACACACCAGAAGACCCTGAAGCACCGAGGGCAAGAATTACAGAAGACTACCGAGGCAACTGGGTTACCGAGGTTTATGACAACAAGGCAGACCGAGACAATCTCAAGCCTTCAAAAACAATTACGTCTCGCTCAAAGGAAGATGCCCTAAAAGACGCCGCTGACTATCTCACCGATGAGAACGGAGTTCGCGAGCCTAGTCGCAAGAAGGCTACCCTGCCTAGCGACATGCCGACCAAGACTATGGTCATGGCACCAAAGCCAGAGGGTGAAGATTTACCAGAAAAAGAAGAAACTTTTGAAGAAAAGATAAGTGCAGAAAAAACTTATGAAATTCCAGAAGACGTTGTCGGTAAGACAGACGCGTTCGGTCGCGATTTGGAATATTACGTCGACAAAGACGGAAAGAAAATAAAGAACGAAGATTTAACTGACGCCGACAAAATAACAGAAAACAGACGAGTCTGGTTAATTGACGAAGGTCTTTTGGTTGATGGAAATGGAAAACTTGTACCAGAAGACCCGATGGACGAAAAACCACTGGAATGGTATGTAGACGACAATGGAATTCGAATTGAAAACAGCAATTTAACTGACGCCGACAAAAAGCCAGAAAACAAGAGAATCCGCGACCCCAAAAAGGGAATCGTTTATGACGGCAACGGAAAAGAAGTCGAATACGACCCTGGCTTTAAGAAAGAAAGTTCTCCTATCGCCGAGGTCAACACCGAAGAGGGTGACCGAGGATTCTGGGACTTAAACGAAGTTGACCCTAAAGAAGTAATCAAAGAA